TTCTGCCCACTTTGAACTCAAATGTGGACTACAATAACTACATGCTAAATTACAAGCATGGTTAAAATTAATTTCCAAGTAACGTGGTTCAACATCACCATCAGCACCAGCTTCTAGTACATCTTCCCAACCTGCGGCTGCCCATGGTTCGCTACTACGATAATGTCTATCACTAAGAAAAGACCTATCCATGTTTTCAATATTCCAACAGTAGCTACATCCATCAGGTTGTTCGCCTTTGAGCATCATAGCACGTTGTTCTTTTTTCTCTGGAGTATTGTGAAGTGCTTTTGGATTTTCTTTAACAGCACCTGCTTCAATCTTATGCACAGGAGGAAGAAAACAACTGTTAGTCAACCCATTTGTCAAATGAATACTTGACCAAAGCCACTTAGCCATACACATACTAGGACTGATTTTGTCTAAAACTGGACGTATTTGTTCAGCGGCTTCTTGCGGATCGATAGACAAATCATCTGGAAACTTTGGTTTTTCTTCGTTAGACATATTAATCCTCTATGTTATTGTCTACTTGGTCTTCACGTACTTGTGGACCAAGTCTACTTGGATTGCGATATACAGTTTTCCAAAAACGTGAACCCTCAAGACCAATATCTGCGATTTCTAAATCTAGTTCGCTACGTAGTTCAGTTCCCAATCTCACAGTTTCTGCTTTTAGTTTTGTTGGATCCCAACTGTATCCAGTTCTTGGACACAACTCTGTTCCATCAGCAAATTGTGGCGCAAGTTCTTCATTAAAAAACTTGGTTAGCCAGTCAAAATCTCGCACATTTCTCCAATCCCAATCATGCCGCTTGACATTGGTCATATATGCACCTAATCTTGCACCATACATTGCCCACAGCCCATTGGTTGCATCTTCGCCAATTGTCATCCAAACTAAGAGTCTACGATAGTTTTCTCTGTGGATACGCTTTAGTTTATCTGGCGCAACCACATCACCATTTTCTAAGCCCATTTTAACACCTTCACGGAAACCAGCACGCCATGCTTGTAATGGACTTCCGTTGTTGTGTACCCATGAATACCAATTGTTCATTTGCACATAGTGGATATTCCAACAAAAATCAACCTGTGCACGTTTATCAGTTACTGGTGCAGCTTCGTGTGTACGCATACGGTTTACAACATCAACCGGCCACATTTTAATGCCGCCATTACCATACACTAAACCATTAATTTTGTTTTTTGCTGCAAAACTAATAACATGGTTATCTCCAATTCTATCCATGTCTAATTCAACATTAAAAAAATCTTCATTAACGATGTTATCAGCATCAATTGTAATAAAACGTTCAGTTTCACTTAGTGCTGCGGCAGCCTTGTGTGCAGCATCACTTCCCCATACTCCATGGCTCCTCTTGGCCCATGGACATTTATCTAATAAGTCTGCATAGTTTTCATCAGCATTGGGTTCGTCGTAGCTGATATAAACTATGTCAAATTCATTAATACTTACCAGGTTTGACATATTCTAGTTCCTCATAATTAAATGACAAATGCTTGCCTTCTTCACCGATTAATAACTTAGATGTTAAAAGATCGGCGTCAGTTTTAACATATAACTCTCCATGGTTGCCTAGTTCTGTTAATGGCAACACTATTGTATCTTTAAGGTCAAATGGAGTATCTCCAGTGATGTAAATTTTTAGATTGCTAAAGATTTTAAATTCATCAGGACTATTAAAATTGCTTCTAAAAATCCAACCTTCTGTACTTTTACTAATATAAAATGCTGCTTCTTTATTTACATCCGTAATATTATAATGATTACGCCTAGAGTTTTTCCTTTTGAGATACTCTACACTAACATAGTTTTCTTTAGATTTCAAGCCATAACTTTTAAAAATTCTACGAGTTAGGATATCAATATTATTGAGTCCGATAACGTTCTGTAGATCCTCCAAGTTAAAGAGTTCAAATCCTTTGTTAATCAAATCAATAGGATCAATCTTGATAGTTTTGATTAGATTCAGTGGATTATTTTTTTCAATAATGTAAAAGTATATAGTACTGTTGTTTACATTCTCTTTTTTAGAAAACTTTTTGTTGTTGCGTCTACCAGTCATCTTATACACAGCATCAGTACTGATATTAACTTCCAACATCCAACTATTAGTGTATTTGATAATGTTAATTTCTCTGTCAGTGGTCAACGGAATTTCAGCAACTTTACTAAGATGATTTTCTTCTTCTTTAAGTCGCAATTGATGCTGTTTAGGCATTAAGAAAATCCCATCTGGTGTTTCCATCACAATAAATTTTTTGGGATTTAGGTGTCCCAAAATAAGTTCTGCTGCAGTGTTGTCTTCTGTTACCAGATGTGGATTCTTAGACGCTTTGTACTTGTTTGTTATATTGATGATTTCACCAGTCCATTCATCATAATAAACATAGTACTTAGGAAGCGGCTTTTCTCCTACTACTGATATCAATCTGGGTTCGGTATTCATTCAATATTTCTTCTGTTATAAAATTTAAATCTCGATAGTGCACAATTCCTGATGAAATTATACTGTTTTCAATGATGAGTTTTTTGTTTTCTGGAAACCAATAGTTTAACACTTCAGTCCATTCATCTGGAACATCATTATTCCATAGCCATTGGCTTGTAGTATGCAAATCATAAAAGTCGTTATTAACAACTTTCAAGTTTGATTCGACATCTAACAAATGTGTTACAATATTACACAAAATATTTTTACTAAAACGTGGAGGCTTTTTATCTGGCATTAAACTACTATAAATTTCTCTCCAGTTTTGCAACACTGCATCAGCCATTTTAAACCATTCAATTGCAGACTGGCTATCTCGTTTAAAATATATCATACTATTGTATAACTTGGGAAGTTCATAATGTGATTCATATTCAAAAAGACTACTACCCAACCTTAAAGGTTGGTTTCTATACGTTCTGGCAGCCGAAGGAATAGAAATGTCATTTTTGGACATTGTTTCCCATAACAACTCAACATCAACGTTGAGAAATATTGTATCAAAGTCTACATATATAGTTTCATCATATGGAGTAGCATGTATCATTTGCCAAACGTTCATGCCATGAAAACCATCTTTGTATGCACTGTTACCAAAGGGCAATTCAGTCACATAATCAAACACATTAGCATAAATTTTTGGTAGTTCAGCCCCTTTATCAAGTACAATACATATACTAGATTCTGGATCTGATAACTTAATACTTGCAGCCGTAGCATAGGCATAGTTCAACATACTTTGCTCAGTATTAATTGCTAATATCACAAATCCTTTTTTGCTCATAATACATCCCATCCTTCAGTGACTTTTTCTAACATACTTTGTGCATTTCTAGAAATAGCAAGTTTGTTCATAAGATGCATATTAGTATTTTCGTAACGAGTTAATATATTTTTCCATTGTTCTTGACGGTTATGACTTAACAAAATAATATCATTTGCGCTTTTAATTTCAACAATATCATCTTTTTGGTCCATATTAACCATTTTCATTCCGTCAAAGGTATGTACAAAAGTGTTTTCATTAAACCCATTTAGAATATGTGCTGCAATACTAACACAAAAGTCAGTACGAAATAGTCCAGGCGGAAACTGATATAATAAATGATAATAGTCCCAGTTGTCTTTTACATGAGCCCATGTATCAAAAAACACACGACTTTCTTCACTTTGATCAAAGTAAACAACTGTACTCCACCAATGGTGAATGCCAGCATCACTTAGTTGTTGTTCATTCATGTACGGGGGTTGGTGTTCTAAATATCTAGCATATTTGTGCATTGCAATAGGAATATCACTATCAAACACATATGCGTAGTCATTGTTCATAATAAAGTAGTCAGTATCAATTAACATAGTTCTTTCAAAAGGAGTAAGTTCAAAAATTTCATGCTTGTTACTATTACTAAATTGCGCACTGAATTCAGTCCACGGACTGTCATAGTGTCTACGTGGATTACTAGGATGTGTTACATCCTGTATGACTACAGTATCAAAGACTTTGTTATGTAGTTTATCAGGTATACTGTCTTTAAGATACGAGTATGTACCATTATCAGTAATAAGACATGTGTTCAAATTTGGCATATTTCTTTTAACATATGCCGCCGCTAAATGGGCAAATTGAATATAGTCCATTTTATCATTGTTGTATGCAAACATGCATACGCCACGCTCTTCTTCGCTCATTACCAGTCCATAATTTTTTTAATATTTCTTGCTTTTTTAAGTTTATCCATTTGAACTTTATATTCATTCACACCTTCAGTGTAAGCACTAATAAGTGTATCTAAAAAATCTTGTAAGTCTTCAATTTCAATTGGATTTTCTTTAACGTCAAGTATTACACTTGATTTCTTTTTAACTGAAATAAGTGCTTGCACAAATGCAATTGTTTGTGGACTAGCATTAAAAGACCCACCGTTATAATGCACCTTCTGAAGATTTTGCATTCTAGAAATAACGTTGCGTTTTTGGTTTGCTAATGTAGTTCGATAGTTGCCAAATTCTAGGGCTTTCTCGAGTCTCTCATCCATGGTGAGTTTCTCCTTATAATTAACTACTAATATAACTTATTTATATGAGATTTGTCAAGCTATTTTTTAGCCATCATCGCCGGTCATAAAATCATTAATGATAGAAAAAATAGGATCTGGACTCACGTCAAATCTAGCAGGCTCAAGACCTCTTTCAATAACATCAGGCATAAGATAGCTAGGTGTTACTTCAAAAGTACCGTCGGACACTTGATTATATGCTGTATCATCAAGTGTTATTTTTAGATCTACATCACGTCCATTATTTGCCCATTTTCCATAAAGTTTCATATAGCGGTTTGCGTAACTACTATAACCACTATACCCATAGCCATAGCCGTAACCATAACCGTATCCGTATCCTGATGGCTGCGGGCTGTCCCAAAATGAAAGTGGGTCTCCATACACATATGATCCTGTATATCCGTATCCATATCCGTATCCATATGCTGAATCCCAGTCTTCAGGTATTGTAACGCCACTACTAGTAAACAACAGCTGATATTGATCAGTTAAGTCATAAAACCCTTTACCTTCGCTAGTACCAAGTGTTCTACTACTACTTTGTATAACGTTGTTCCATGTTAAACTTAAGACACCAATTTCATTAATAATGTCCGCCCAGTTGTTATATCCAGCAGTTGAACCACCAGACATTTCCATGTTTAGGCGAAGTTGTCCGCCACTATTGAAAAAATAACGAGCATGATTATAGTCATTGAATGTCCATCTATGTTCACCTATCAATTGGTCCATCCATGGAATACTGCGTTGATATGGACTTGATGGCGTTACGATATAAGAACTAGCATTTGTTGGGTCAATAGTTAAATGTGTGTTGTTTGTTAAAATGCTAGTGTTAACTTTTGATTCAACTACATTTAAATCTTCAGCACGAATGGGTGTTCTTATAAGTATATCAGTACGGTTAGCAGGAACGTTAAACACCAATATTGTATCATTAATATTGACATGGTCAACCATAATATTTGTACGGTCAACCAAACCTTGTAAACGTTCTGCAGTAATTAATGTTCCTTCAACAAGGGCATCATCAACATGTACTGCACCCCATCCAAATTTATGATTAGATCTATCAGCATCTGTCACCAGAACAGTACTATACTTGTCACCAAAAATTTTGTTGACTAGTTCAGCTACTGTGTTGTATTCTGAGGCTAGTACTAATGTACCTGCTGATACCGGCATATTACTTTGCTCCTACAATTATTTCAACAACACCTATACCGTTGTCCATTTTGTCTGCAAGAGCTCTACCAACAACTAATCTATAGTCCAGCACACCTGCACCAGTGTCTACTTGTGCATGGCCTGGGGTATTACTTGATATCAAACGTTGACCTTTTCTAATTTTTCCTACAACTTTGCACGGAACACGCCCAGCTAATGCTACATAAGGGTGTGTGACGTCTGTTCCTGCTGCACTATTCATTTCAAATCCTGGCGCTGTTGATATCACGCCAAAAACTTCGTCGTCAGCTACTTGTAAAGTTTGTGTAATTTCGTGTGATCCGCCTATTTTCACTAATGTACCTGGCTCATATTCTTTGTCTGCTGCATAACGTTCTGCAAGGTCAGCATATTCAGCACTAGTAGCTGTACCTCTAAATTTATAATTTACAGTAGTGTTCATGTTGATGCCAGACTGTATAACTGGAAATTGTGTTGTTAGTACAGTAACGCCATCTTCCAAGAATTCACTTGCTGCTGGTGTCCATGCTACAGTGTCATCAACTGTGATGGTAATAATATTACCATCTACAATACTTTCCAAAGTATAGTGTGTTACACCATTTGTGTCAAGTCTTCTTCTAGCTTCAATTCTTGTATTTCCAGCTGGAAACCCAATTGGGTACCATTTTCCATTATCGTACAAATAAAGTTGACTTTCACTTGTATCGTACCAAAGCTGCCCCTCTGAAGGATTGTCAGGCGCCGTAGTTGCTGCAAAATTTTCTAACAAGTGCAACATATTTTCATTAAAATATTCGCCAAATCTGTTATAATTTTTGCCGATAAGTTTTAAACTGGTACTAGTGTTTACTGTACCGTCGTTTACAACTATTGGCGTTTTTCCGCTTTCTGAATAATCTACTGTATATGGCATCTTTTTTCCTATTAAACGTCACTATATGATGTACGCAATCTAATTGTATAAATCACTTGAATTTTTCTGTTTGCACTTTTTTGTACTGGATGGAAAATAACATGTGTTAACAAATCATTATTTGCAGTATATAACGCTAGCTCGTCAAAAACATAATCTCCATCCATAGTAGTAGCAGTGTCTAATGTGTCTTGTCCAACTGGTTCACCATAATCAAGTGTGCAGGTAGTGATAACATCACTGTAGAGTAATGTAGTGGTGTGCGAAACTTCAACACTGTTGTCAGCACTTCCAGACACAGCCTCATCAACTACTTTACTAAATGTTTCGTTGTAAAGTGAACCACTTGTTAATGTTGTATTTGGCGCTTTGTATGTTACTGCACCAATTGCATCAATAGTAGTTCCAGAATTACCAAATCTCATTGTTCCAATGTGATATGATCCTACTGCTCCAGTTTCGTTTGCTAGTAATTTTGCTAATGCAATACTCATGTTTTCAAAGTTGATAGCATTTCGGCGACGAACCAATACTTCACCGCTTTCAGGATCCCATATTGTAATGTGACCTTCTACTCCTATCAATGATTTTTCAATTTTAGATACACTCATTTTCTTATTCCATTTATAATATTTATAACGTTCCAAAACCGGCATTTCTTATGAACTCATGTTCAGGAGTAGTACCGCTTGTCGCTAGACTTACACCGTTATCATTGTATGCAAGTCTCAAATTATCACCGTAGTGTCCAAAATTAGCCAATGCTGGAAGAATTCTTAATTGCTTGCTTCCGTCATTAACTATTGTTCCACCTACGTGTTCTTGTGCTGTTGTAGCGTATGTGCCTCTGGTTACATATACTAAGTTGTTTCCATCAACAGCACCATATGTTACACGCTCTGTTCCAATCCAAGCTACACCCAATATGCCATCAGTTGGAACAGTCATCATACTAGCATCAACTAGTGGTATTGTTGTTGCATCAGCAGTAACAGTTGTTTGAACCACCGCAACGTTTGCTTGTGCTATCACAATATTTTCCTCAATGTTATATGGTTCAAATATATTCATCTGGAATGTGCGAGTATTAGTAGGATCAACTGTACTTCCACTTGTGTTGGTTTGTACACGAATACGAATGTTTTCCAACACATCCATTGGAACAAGCTCAGTACCCCAACCTTCAGTTGGCGCTTGTTGGAAAACATTGCCATTATACACAAATTCAATGTCTCCATCCACTGTAGTAAATGTGATTGTATCTGTGTTATCTGGTTCGGTTGTAAATGTGCCACCTGTTAGTATTGTATCACCTTCCCATTCACGCTCACTGTGATCATTGTAGCGCATTGTAATAAACGTTTGACGATTTTGTTCAGTTATATTTGTACTTACAGAATCAGTATGTGTATTACTGTCTACAATGCTATGTAATTTTGTATGGAATGGCTTAATACTATTAAAGAATTCTGTAACAACATCAATGTTGTATCCCATATACTTTTCTCTAGCAGTTTGCAGTGGGTGTTCTACATTTAGCTTAACAAATGTTGTTTTAAATGCAAAATCATCAACTGCATTGTCTGCAACTGCCTGATACAATAGTTTAAACCAAAGCTGGTTATATTTTACTTGGTGTGATCCAATAAAGATTGTGTAACGCAACTCGTCAATTATTCTAGTCAAAATACCATCAACACTATTATCAAATCCGTCAGTATCAAAGCCAGATAAATCAAAACCTAGACCAAATTTTTCATTGTTCCAAATTTCTTCACTAATCTCTATAGTAGATTTTTCTTTATACTCTAATATCCATTCATCGTTAATTCTAGTGTAAATTTCTGGTCTGTTTATACCATCGTTATGCATAACATCTGTAACTAGCACAGTGTCGCCGTTTACATATGGGAATGGAAGTCCAAGTTGACCACTAATTTGCTCTTTTGTTTTGACTCTATACTTTGTAGGTATACTTATGTCATATGAATTTCTCACGTAATCAACATAGTTCCAATAATTTTTCATATTGTATGTAACTGTTCCTTCAACAAATGTCGAAGATAACACACGATCCCAGTTACTGACTTCTTCTATTAAGTTCATTTCAGCAAGTAATTTGTTTGCTGTTTCTACAAAATTGTGTCTTGCAATTGGAATTTCTCTTACTAAACTTTGTCTTGGTCTAATTAAGTGTCCGTAACGATTGTATGGGTGCAAATCTAAATCTGGCAATGCATGTGGACGATCTACTGAAATGTCACTTTCTGGTGTTCCGTCTGGTAATGTATAGTCATAGATTCTTTCCCACTTAGCCATTTGTGTGTCTGTTGTTGGATTGACATTGGTATTTTCATTTCTACTTATGTAAAAATTACCACTAACTTCTACAACTTGATTTGCCTGATACACTGTGCTATTTGACCAAGTGCTATAAGAGTATACATCTGTATTTCTATTGTAACCCACTAGGCTATCACGCATTTTAATATGCAGTTGCTCTGGAATTACACTTACTGGATCGTTTTCAGCAAGTAGTGTCCATTCGCTCATTGGAAGTGCATTACTGTCGTACTTTTGATTTATTTGTACAACACTGTTTGCAGTAACATATTGTTCAATATTAGCAAGAATAAGTTCTTGGTTTCCAGCCGCAGCAAACCAAGAAACATCAAATGCTGTTGGGTTTTTCAATATTCTAGCTAGTTGATAAGTGTTGTAATTTCTTTTACCAACACTACTTAATTTATTTTTAACCCAGAAGTAATAACTTGTTTCTGTGCGTTTGTTTCTTGGATTATAATAGTTTTCTTCAACCCATTGATAAACTGTTTCACCGTCAACTATTACACTCAGTGGTTCACCAGTTGCTTGTCTACCATCAACATATCCATTACGAGCTACTAGGTTTTCCCACTCCTCTGGCAATACGCTACTGCGAGTCCATTCATATATGTCAATAGTGGCACCGTCAAACAATCTTCCCCAATACGCTTGTTTATAATCAATACTGTCTTGTTCATAGTCAACATAGATTGCATTATTGATATCCCACCAGCGTAATCCAACCATGTCGCTAGTCCATGCCTTTGTATTTTCTGTAAAGCCATCAAGTGTGTTGTAATTATAACTGGCTAGATCAGATGTAAGTATAAAATCAATCTCTTCATCAATAAATCCAGGAATAATTCCTTTAGCTGGATCAAATACTTCCAACTGCGTAATTAGACTTCTAGTTGTAGCGTCATAAATTTTTACACTTTCCATCAAGTCATTTCTTGCTTGACTTGCACTTGTGCGAACTTTAAACCAACCATCGCCAGTGTGTCCTGTATTGTTTGTATAAGAACCCAAGAACTTGTAAACTGCTGGTGAACCAGTACCGTCGTCATCAACAAATGCAAATTTAGGAGTTTGTTGATTGTTTTGTCTAAGTCCTGAGAAATTATAAACAAACATTCCATTCACTTGTGAATTATAACTGTTGTTTAGAGATGCAAAACTAGGGAATCTAACATTACGCATTGGATAAACATTACCAACATTTCCTTCTTCATCAATGTATTCGTCAATGTAGAAGGTTACTTTGTTTGAGTCTACCTCAGTAACTTTGTGTATTCCGTCAATACTAGGGACGGTATTACTACCTGAAATGAATACATAATCGCCCTTAACTAAATTGTGTGCTTGTGTATTACTGTCTGCTACTGCTATAGTAATTTGTGCATCATCTGCATCATTAACACCAGCACATGCTCTAGTAATATACATACCAAAATCCATAGTCTGGTAAACACTATATCCACTTGATGTGCTAACTTCTGCATCTTTGTTGTCTGCAACCCAAATGCTGAAAATATTAGGGTCGTGTTCCATCTCTTGGAATACTTGATTTCCATCGCTACCAACAAATGCGTTAAACATATTTGATATCACGTTTTGTGTAGCACTTAATGTTTGTGCAGTTAATCCAACTGTGGTGTTAGCTGTACCAGCACCAATTACAAGTGTAGCATTTGTACTTGTCAATCTTAAGCGGTTGTTACTGTTACTTGCTGAAACACCAGCAATTGCAGCACTATTGATAATGTCAATCATAGAAGCCAAGTCTACATTTGTATTAATGTTTGTGATAGTCGTTGGTGCTGATGTTGCGCCTACTGATAACCCAATTGTTGAATTAGCAGTACCATTGCCAATATATAGTGTTTGGTTTGTGCTGGTAATTTTTAACAAGTTACTGTTTGTTCCGCCAGTTCCAGCTACAATTCCAGTAATACTAGCTGCATTAATTTGATCAATTACTTGCTGTAATGTAAGATTTGGACTTGTAGTTACAACACTACCAGTACTTGTTACAATTGTAGGACCACTTGAAGCAATACCAACTTCAGTGTTTGCACTTGCGACACTTACTGTTAATGTAAATTCAATACTTGGAGTATTAGTTGTTTTTGTAATTAGCAGACGATTATTGCTGTTGCTTGCTGTCACATTAGCAATACCAGTGCCATTAATTTTATCAATAATTTCTGTCAGGTTGTATGTTTTAAATACTGTTCCTGTTGTTGTGGATACTACTGTAGTTGTAGTAAACGGCGTTGTTGGGTTTGCAATTAAATAGTTCTTGATGTCAGTTGGGAAACTGCTATCATCTAGATCTGCTTGTGCACTTGCAATATTTGCAGGTGTAACAGTTTCCGTGCCAGCAATAACACTTGGAGCATCATATGTTGTTCCTAATGAATTGTTAATTAAGTCAATATCATTAGAAATCAAGTTTTCTAACTCAGTCTGATATGATGGAGATCCTGCATTAAGAGAAAGTAGTAAACTAATCTCTAATCCAACTGGACTATTAGCAAAGTATTGAGTTAAGAAACTAGAGTATGATGCGTTACTTGTTGCAGCACTGTATGCTGTTCTAAACGCTTCTAGTCTTTGAATTCTTTGTGTTGCAACACTTGAGCGTATAACAGACGTGTTTACTCCTGACTCAAATGCATCAAAGAACATCTGTTCAAATGCTGTTTGTGCAGTAATGTTTTGTGACAATGTTTCTGTTTCATCAAACAAAACACTTGTGTTTTCAATAATTAATTCTTTTGTGGCACTGCCTAGAATTTGTGGACTGATTACACTTCCAACAATTTGTGCATTATTGTAAACTATTGTTGATGTTGTTGTGTCAAATGTAATTGTTCTTGCATTATTTGAGGTTGTTCCAAGCACAATAGTAGTTCCGTCTAATACTACATTACTTGAAAGAATGTCGTTTGTTCCTTCAACTACAATAGATCCATATGTACTAGTTGTAGTTGTACGTTGTAGTGTAATTGTATTTCCGTCAATAACTAAAGTTTCACCAGTACTAGAACTTGGAATAACTGGAAGCGTAACAGTTCCTGTAGTAGTAACAGGATCATTTGGTCTAGTCAATCCACTTGTTCCGTCTGGGTCAAGCATTTCCCAAACACGCCCTTTGTAAATCACACGATCCTTGTACTTGTATGCTGTCTTGTTATCCCAGTGTTGAATATTTCTCCACTCTCCATCAAAACTATACTCAGTTTTGACTTCTTGTGGGAATAATTCAAAATCATCTCTATTTAAAACACGATAGTCAGCTTCTGTCAACAGCGGAAGTCCTGCTGTTATTAAATCATTAGCATATAATGATTCTTGTGATATTGTAGTATAATTAAATGTTTTAGGCCATCTAGTTGTAAAGTTGTTTCCAGGAGAACCTGTAACTAGCAAATCACTATTAAAGTCAACATCGATAACAATATCACTTAGAACATCATTTAGCTCATCTGCACTAAATCGTACAGGCTGTGGATTTGTCTTTAGTAGTTCTTTATTGATTGCAAATTCAAGTGTATCTCTACTACGAGTGTCACCATAGTCTGCTGTGCGTATTGCCCATTCTTCATGTACCTTAGCAGTTGCAAGGGTTCCAAACAATGCTGTATTTCTCATAAATGCGTTTAAAGCATGGCGTGTGCCTTTATATTTACGAGTACCTTTAATGAAGTTAAACAGTGTGTCATCGTCTAAGCCAATAACTTCGTTCCAACTTGGTTTGTTATAACCAATATTAAAACGTGCAGTGTCTACTTGTTGTTGATTACTTAATGTATTTCCTGGTCCGTAGTACTTGCTTATTTCACTTGCAACCGTGTCAAAGTTTGGAAGTAGCGTTTCTCCATTAATAATAAATCCTGGTGCGTAGAACTTACCATTCCAATCTTTTGTTCTGTTACCTCTCCAAATAATACGATTATGTTTTGTGCCCAATACTGGATCATAAATTAAATCATCAAAATTTGTTGTATTATCAACAATAAATGCGTGTTCTACTTCAACTCTATAAAGTCTTAATCCATAAATGCTTGCCCCGTCTCTTGACTCAACAGTTGTAACACCGTCTATGTCATTAATTACGTTGCGAGTTATCAGCAATTTATTGTTTAATATTTGATATCCATTTTGATTGATAACGTTAAATTCGCCATCAAACTTGTTAGCAATATTGCTGAAATATCCAGGCTTTGTTTCACGTATTTCTATCTTTTCAGTACTTGGAATTGCATAGTATACATCATCATTGCTCGCAGTTTCTGTCCACAAGATAGTATTTCCTGCTGTTGAACTCCAGGTTGCAGTCCAGCCCACTGAGTTTAAGTATTCACCATAACCAATTAAGAATTCATATAGCTCTTGGTCGCCAGCTAACGTTGTATTATAGTCTAGGGTAGATGTAGAAAGCTGGTTTTGTTTATATTTGTATACTCGCTTGTTGCCGATATTAACAATTATCTTGCCTGCAGTTTCATTTGGTTTATAATATGTAAAGTATTGTAATGTATTGTCATAACCATTCACTTTATAACCAGTAGCAGTTTTTGTTACTTTTACTGCGCCAAAGAAAAGTTCTTCTTTGGGTTGACTTGTATAAACTATGGTGTTAATGTTTTCTTCTGGAATTACAACACGCCCTTTGTCTTGACTACTTTCTAAAATTAAACTTTGATTGTTATTGACAAATCCACCAGTTTTAATAATCGGGTTGTTGCTGTAATTTTCTAAACGCTCAACTATAACACTTACATCTGTGCCACTTCTATGTGCATAGTTAACAACAGCATTACTCAAGCCATCAACATACTTTTGTGCACCACTTAATAATACTACATCAAATGTTGCTGAACCTGTCGCTGCAATAATACTTGGTTTTGTTTGATATCCTTTGCCTGGATTGGTTACTGACACTGCAACAACCTTTCCACCGCTTATTTTTGCCAATAGTTCAGCGCCAGTACCAAAGTTACTGTATACAGACAATTCTGGAGAACTTGTATATCCACTTCCACCGGTTCTAACTGAAACGTACTCAATAATGTTATCTTCAAAGTTTTCGTTAGTTAGGGTAATATCTTTGTTATTGCCTAGTTGTTTGGTGTCACTAAACGCTACTTGAACAGTATTAAAGTTAAACTCTGTTCTGTTGTTACTTCTAAAATAGTCGTTAACTACTCGTAACGGTCTTAGTTTAGTTAATGCAGTAAACAATGATATTTTGTATTCTGAACTTGATCTCCATGTGTTTTCAATATCTCCCCAATCACCAAAAACAAATGCAATTGCTGGATCTGCTGGAGACGCTACTAAGTTTGCGTCAATTGGATTATTTAAAACACCGCCACTTGTTACTAGAGTATCAGTATCCCAATCATATGCAGTGTATGCATATGTTAAACTGTATTTTGCTGTATTTGCAGGATCGTTATAATGACCAGCTTTTAGGGCTGTAATAAGTGCAGTACGTTTTCCTGGATCAGTCCAGCTATAGTTAGCGTCCCACCAACTTGGTTTTTCATTATACCCAAACATCTCCCACGGATGAGTATGCGGACGATCCGTATTAAAGTAGTAAGTATACAATCCTCTCCATCCGCCAATTCCAGGACCCACACTACTGTAATTCCAAGTAAACGGATCTCCAGCACTGTATGCACTGGCATCATGAATTGCAGAAACGTTGTTTCTAACTTTCCATTTGTTGAAATCTGAACGTAATGCATTTGTCAAGTCGCTCCAGTTATAAACTGTGACACGATTTGCATTTGGCATAATGTGTTTATAATCAACTACATTTGTAGAAATTAGGTTGTTATAAATGCGTGACTCAAAGTCCCATAACACAGCGTCTTCAATATTAAAGCCTGCTTGGTTTCTATTATATAGTTCTGTACCTTTACGTTTAACAATACTACCATCATGTCCGTAAATGTTTGTTGCATCTGTTACTGGTGTAAAATCGTTAACTAGACCAAGTTTAACTGCACTTGGTGGAACAAAACTCTTACTTGTAAGTGGGTACCAACGAATTTTTATTAACGCTTGGCCGTCACTGTCAAATGTAACACTACTTGTTATTGTAACTTGTGTTTCACTAAGTGTGTAATCAACATCTTTAACTAAACTTCTCCAGCGAACATTGCCTGCCCCATCATCATCTCTAACAAATACCTGTACATGGTTTTTTGTATCGTTATATGTGTTTACTGTTTGTGGCAAGTCAAACACTGGTGAGATAGTGGCTGTCCAGTAACCAGTTGTTTCTTCATAATCATTAAACTTGAGCATGTTACTATTAGCAAAAACATCATTTTTATTTTTACCAATAGTGATATTTTTTAATGCTTCATCAACAATCTCGTAAACTGCTTTTGAGCTATCCATTGTGTTGTGCAACTGAATACACTTTTGTAAAAACTGCTTTTTAAAACTTGCATAACTGTTTGACGCATGTTTTAAACTACTAAAAATGTTCGTGTCATTATGCATAACTAATTGAGACAATAGCTCAGTGCTATACGGCTGTTGTCTAATTGTTCCGCCAAATTCATGTACTCTTGGTAAGTTTCTATAGTTGTTAACACCAAAAAAGTTTCCAGTAAGACCTGGTATATTGACAATCTGGTCTTTCATGTGTGATAAAATATCACCAAAACTTACTTGTGTTAAAAACTCGTTTTGTGGATTTAATATATGCGTATCTGCTGGCAAGTCAACACCATCACTGTCAGTGATATTGTCATCACTAATCCAAGTCACATCAAATACATCATCTTTTGCATAGCTGCTGGAAATAGTTAATTTTTGATTTGCTACTGAGTAAGTAGTAAAATCCGATCCATTTTTTGTTACTTTTAAGTTTGAACTAGTTTCAGTATTGTCATAAATTAAACCAGTAACAGTGTTATCGCTAACCAAACGGTATCTAAATACTTTTTTATCAAATGCACTATCAACTTGTAAGGTAAATGTATTGTTTGTTGCAGTACCAATAGTAATATTGCTTAATGCTGATCCATCCGTGTCTACGAATTCGATATCAGTGCTATCAAAATATGTCGTAATTGTATACGTTTTGTTTTTTTCAACAAACAACGATGGATTTAATCCATTTATACGAGTGTTGTGTAAATTTCCGCCTTGGTAAACTTCTAGCTTACCATTTCTTTTAGTAAACTTTAGTATATTATCTGAATTAATATTACTGGTACCCAAGTTAACTACAATTGGCTGATTTGCATCAACCACAACTTTCTGTGCATGTTTTTTAACTGGTTGCCCGCCTCTGATTTCAACCCATCCATTATAATATTGATTGTTGTCTAGTTTTTTGTAATAGTAATATCCTAGTACTTCACTTAGTACACTTGCATTAGTATTTTCAGGATCATCTGTAGTGTTTCTGTCATTAAATGTATAACGTACACTACCTAGACCAATATCAAAGCTCAAACCTGGTTCATTTCCGTAATCAACATAACGTGGTTGAATACCAAGAGCTGAATCAATTTCTGTGCTGTTCGAAGTTCCGTATTTAAAAATAAAGTCTCCAGCAAAGTTGCTGTTAGGGTATAACGTTTGGTTGTCTAACTTAATACTACTAGTGTCGTACAGTTGAAATAGTATACTATCATTTCGTGAATCTTTTTGCTGGCTGTATACCCATTTACTACCATCCCAGTGCCATTCACTGCCACTATAAATGTCGTTTGGATAACTTTCACCAAAAACATTGTTATAACCAATACGTACATTAACACCGTCGCCAACATTTAATGCAGTTGACGATGCCCCGTAAACTTCAGTCAGTGTTGTAACAACACCACCACTCACAGTAACATCAAAAATTTTGTTGTTGTATGTTGCGTTTGTAGAGTTTAAGAATAGTATTCTATCACCACTTATTAAATCACGTGATTGAATTGATTTCCAGTAAATGTTATTTTCCGAATGGCTTGGGTTACGTGCTTCGGTGTGAGTTTTGATACAGTTCCAATATGATATAACACCATTAGAATCTAGTTTAACATGGTCTCCATACTCATATCCAGTATTTGTCCAAGTTTCTGTTACCACATAGCTTGCAAGATCAAATGCAGTACCAATAATTTCAGTGGCTGGATCATCTACATTGTCATAAATGTGTGTTACACTTCCTAAACTTTGTGTAGCAAAATTATATTTTTCAATATTTGCACGAAATTCAATAATAGGACGTATTCCACGGAATCTTTCAAGTAAGAAATCATGTGCGTCAACGTCGACAAAATCTGCAATTGTGAGTACTGCTTCTTCATGTATCCATAAATTGCGTCTGCTCCATGAACTTTGGTCAACTGTATGTCTTTGCTCTACAGTATATTCACGACTGTATGCTTGATAATCAGTTAAATCATATTCAGGATATATAAAATCTACTTCTGAACCATTCCATTGGCTAGGCTCTTGTGTGCCATATATCGTATCATTGAACCACACTCGTTTGCCATAATTTCCATTTCCAGCATCTTCAAATTGTTTTGTAAGAGCAATACTAGTGCCCACGCCATCAACAATGAAAATATCATTAACTGAATAGCCAGCTGAACCAGTGAAGTTTGATCCAGTAAATCTAATACGCATTCCGTCTTGCAATGATAGTGCTTTACCATTTGACAAACTAGGAGTAGTATAATATACTGCACCTACAATATCACTAATGTTAATGGGATCTGACACTGTTGCGTTAATATCACAAACTGGTAGATAGTCTACTAGCCAAAAATAATGATGATAGTTAATAAACATATCATAATTAATTGGCAAATCAAGTGTATATCCAGGCTCATTAAAAATACGGTTTGTGTTTTTGACATCAACTTCATTAAATTTTAGAATATCTAAAAAATCATCGTATGACATTGCTTGTGTGATGTCGTTATCTTTATTACGAACAACACTTCCTGGAACAAATTGATAATTATCACTTGATCTTTGATCGTGTAAAAATGTTTCATTAACTGTTCTATTTTGCGTATTGCCTGCAAAATAATTTACAGCCTCCATACTACCAGAAGACAATAATTGTTCTAGTGTACTGTTTAAAAACCTTTTGTTAATACTAGTTTGAAAGATTGCAGGAAGCAACTCAGTGGTGTTTCTAATACCCACATGCTCTGAACTTTCACCTGGTCTAACTGATTTTTTTGCTAGTACTGGCTTTGCATGATATTGTGTGCTCATCTAATATTAACTCCGGTATTGGCTGCAATTGTTGTTGGATTATATGCTACGCTTTTATTAACTGTAATATCATTTGTTGAAAGTACTGGTAAAAACAATTCATCACTGTCACTTATAATTTCAAAAAGCGCATCAGTACTTGCTTGGGTGTCTACTGGCGCAATAGTTATTTGCGCCACTTGCCCAACCATGTTGTTGTGTATGTAAGCTGCTAATTCAGTAAAGTAAAATGTTTCACCAAAGTCCCAGTTATCAATACTAAAATATTGTTCAATTAGTCGAATAACTTCTTGTTTTATTTCAGTGTCACTAAATGAACTGTTAGTAGTTTTTGTTACTGTAAACCTTGCTTGTAATTCACTATTTGCCAAATTACCAAATAGTATTTTATATTTTACTGGTCTATAAATGATTTGGTCACTTATTGATTTTTTCGTCTCTAAACTCTTGAACAAATCATTTAGTTCTGATATTGTAGGTGATGCTGGTCTTGTAAAACTTCTTCCATCATACTGTGCCCATGTTCTAAAGTTATTTTCATATGATGTTAATAGTACGTATGTGTCAATAATATTTGTTGTTGCAGGATCAATGACTTGATTTGCATCTGCAATTCTTGTATACTTTGATTTTAGACTGCTTCGACCTGTAACAGTTTGTGATCCACCGCTATCTCTAACAGTGTATGTAAAACCATCAACAGTTTTGGTTCCAAGATTAATTGTATCGCTGCCAACAATATCATGAAACGCACTTGGTGTCGTTGGATATCCATTATTATCAGGTGATGCCAATGTAAGTCTAATCTTATATGGATCAGTATACCCGTCTGGATATGTAAAGTATCCAAAGGCATTCATTTTATAATTATTACCAAGTGCAATATTATTAGTTGCTGATTTGGTATTAATGCTTAGTATTTCAATATTATCCATGCTTGGCTTTAGTGTTTCACTGCTAAACGTTTCTTGGAAGTTTAGGTTACTAAACTTAACTTGTTCATCACTACCGAATATATAACGAGTTTTGCGGGTAATAATTTCCCAAGCAGTTGATGTGTAGTTTACTCGTATAATCCAACTGTTGTCCAAACCTGTTCCGGTTGTGTCGCCTTCATATTGACGGCTCCAACTTGATGGATTATTGTTTGTTAATGAGCTAGTAACAAGGTTGCTGCCATCAACAATAATCCATTGCTGACTGCTTGCATCATAACGAAGACCGAAACTGTTGTTATTTGCCAGACGATTGAACATATCATTTTTTACTGAGCTTGTTAAATCACTGCTCCAGCTTGGTATAATTCTTTTGATACGAGCACCACTTGGAATAATTCCATTTAAACTGATGCTACCACGATTAAGTAAGTCAACACCTGTTGGTACTCCAATACTGTCGTCAATTCCTAAACCATCATTATAAATTCCAGTTACTCTTACCCATTGAGTATCTGCATTGCCAATTACTGGAGATGCGGCTGCACCGCTTCCGCCGCCACCACTAAACGTAATGCTAGTATTGCTATCATAGTTAACGCCACTATCACTAATAGTAATACTAATAACTGTTCCAGATCCGTCAATATTTGCAATACCAGTGGCACCTGTTCCAGATCCTGCGATAGTTACTGTTGGCGCAGTGGCATATCCACTTCCGCCATTTAAAATTTGTATTGACTTTATATAACCAATTTTGTAGTTAGGAGTAATAAACTCAATTATTGAGTTTACTTTAATCTTGTCCATTGGACTAACACCACTAGTTCCAACACGTTGAACAATAGCAGTATCGTCAGTAATGTATCCAGTACTAGTGTTTGATCCTTTTGTTACTTGGTTCCAGCGGAAAGTATTAAGTGCTGATCCATCCGTATTATAATATACAATATTACTTGTTGTGTCTGAATACTGTGTGGTTAGATTGGCACTGCCAGTTGGTCCATAAAACTGTCTATCATAGTAGAAGTTTTTAACTTCAGGGTTGTCTAATAGCGGCTTAATATATCTACTAAATTTTTGTTCACTGTTTAATGTTGTTGGCAAACTAATAATATTACGTGCTGCAATATCTTCTCTATAAAGATATCCATCATCAATAAAGTTTATAGCATCGCTATAACTTCCAGTTGGATCATTAAAATCTCTAAAGCGGCTATGCCCGCTGTGTACACGGTTTATACTTTTAATTTTACGAATATTTTCACTTACTGTTAGTGGGAAAATACTGTAGTCTTCTGCTGTTACTAATCTATCTTGCGTACTAAAGAAACGTCCTGCGTTATCTTTAATACTTTGTAAACTCTCACGTTCACTAGCATTGCTTACTGAGGTTTTTAAACTTGCTGTAAAGCTAGCATTGTATGTGTTTCCATCTAATCCCAAATAACTAAAAGAATATGTTACTCTTCCAAAACTTTCAGGATTGATTACATAACTTAAATTTAATCCTGTACGGTACCAAACTCGTATAATTCCACGTGGAATATTACCAAAGTTTCCATCGCCAAATACAATACTAACTTGGTCATTTTCTCTACTGCTAACAGTATAGATGTTTCTAAAATTGTTTGATACGTTATTATAAATTGAGTTCAAGCCGAATATTCTGTCAACTTGTGCCCAGTTAGTAATAACACTGCCTACTTCATCAATTGTTTGCACCCAAACATTACCATTAGCAATGTTGTTGTCATTAATATCAATTACAAGATTTGGTAATCCTTCAGTAATATCAAAATCTTTGAATGAAAGCGACCCTTGTTTAAAGCCTAAAAAGAATCCTGTATTAGGACTACTAAAACCACCATTATCGTTGCGATATAAAATGTCAAGTGCACCATACGGATCAGGAGTTTTTTCCTGCAAACGATTCAATTTTTCATTATGATAAACACTGTGAATACCAAATGTAGCTCTAGCACCACTAATAGTACCATTAAATTCGTAATTTACTGGTGCATTTGTACTTTTTGTTCTATAAACTTCATTGGTAACACTATTACGGGTAAATCTAGAATGAGGAGCACCAAATTGGTTACTAGCCATGAATATTGAATTCATAACTGTAAGGAAGTTTTGATATGCTGTTGGGTCAGTTACATCTTCAAATTGTAAATCTACATTTGACAAACTGTTTCCATCAACATCGTAAATTGTTTCACTTGTTTTAATGCTATCTATTTTTAAATAGCCATTGCCAACTACGTTACGTGTTGGTGTATATCCTAAGAATTCTGCAATACGGAGAGCACTGTCTCTACGTTCTGCTGTACTTAAATAATTTTCACGTGAGTTAAGGTCATTACGGAACGCTAGGTTATGTCCTAGGAATGCCATAAGTTCTAATAAACTTGTAAACTCGCTTGAGCTAATCCAGTCATTAAAGTTTTCTGGATAGTTGGTATCAATATACTCAACCATTGCATTTTTGATAGTGTCAAAGTCATATGCTTTAAAGTTTGCTTGTGCAAAACTTTCATATACCACACTAAAATCTTCCGCTGCAAATAAGCTACTTTGTCTTGCGCCCTGTGCCATTATTCTGCCTCACTTGTATAGGTTAGATACAGTTCTTCTGCTGTTCCAGTATCATCGTAAATCACACGTACTCGTATATCAAGTTGATGCTCAACTGGCTTTGTTAATTTAAGACTTACAAATCTCCATCTTGGATCGCTATCAATAATACGTTCAACATCATCTTTTGCAAGGATTTCTGTTCTTGCATCAAGTGGGTCAAAAACCAATTCATGAAGTATTGATCCAAAGTTTGGGTTCATCACTCTTTCACCTCGTCGTGTGTAAAAGTGATTTAACAGATCACGCAAGGCTAAATCCTTGTCAGTGAGTACTGCATTGATTGTATTTCTGTCAATTGTGCTATATCCAACATATGTTACCATAATAATATTTATCGCATAATTAACTGCTACTTTTTAAATTTTAATGGTAAAACGTATAATGTCGCCCTGTGACAGTGATTTTGTTATAGTAACTACATTATTAACAACTGTAAAATCAAAATAGTGTTGGATCTGTGTTCCATTAATCTCTACTTTTAACTTTTCCACTGGTTCCATGCTAGGAGTTTGTGAAAGTGTAAACACTGATGTCAAATCAAATGTATAGTTTTCTACAATAAGTGTTTTTTCATACTCCTTGGCAATGCCACGTTTGATTCCTTCAGGAGTTTTTGGTAAAAACTTTAATGTTTCAGCATAGTATGCGAATCTAGTACGAGCTAGTTGTTCTATACTTAATGAATTTAGTTCATTTTTATCACGCATTTCAAATATGCCTGTTTGACGCATCCAAGTACGGTCTTTTGTTTTTCCATAATCAGCAAGTTTAATAATACTAGCTGCTCTTATACAAAAGGCTGGATTAAAATTACTACGTTTAATCATACTAGCAACTGTGCTCCAATCTTTTTCTACCACATAATTTCTTAATTCATATGTGCCCTCTGGTGCTGTTACTGTTAATATATTACCATTAATAATAAAGTAGAGTAGCAGGCCATCAAAAACACATTGCGATAAAGATTTGATACCCAGTGTTTGTAACTGCTTTATAAAGGTTCTCTGATTGGTTTGAAAATCTTCAATCCAAATATCATATGCTTCTTGTTCTGTAATACCACGATTAGCAACACCAACACCGTAACCAAACCCATCGTACCCGTTATATTGTGACATATTAAGTGTTACCAATTTAATTGTATCAGTAGCACTCATATCTTGGAGATTTATTTCTGTGTCAACACTGTTTTGGTCTTTAACTACAAAGTCAGTCCAATCAGTGTTAAGTCGAGATCTAATATTCGTTAATATCATTCACCTGCTACTCCTGATACGCCTGCTACTCCTGATGCAACACCTGATACGCCTGCTACTCCTGATGCAACACCTGATACGCCTGATACGCCTGCTACTCCTGTTGATCTTCTTCCAGCCTTTCCAAATTGTGGTAGTGTTCTTCCTGATACACCAGAACTTAGTGAACTGTCTAACTGAGAAACATCATAATCTTTAGCTGTAGTTTGCCCGCTTGCAGGTGCTTGTGCTGCAACAGATGTACTTCCTTGTGATAGATGACCACCCCAAGGTTCATGTTCGGGTACTCTTGGATTAATACTTTCTTTAACTGTTCTGTTTACTGCTAAACTTCCACTTGTTGGACCTACTGCGCCTAGTGCGGTTGGGCCGTTCAAGTCTAATATGCCATCAGTGCTAATTCTTCCATAGCCACTGGCTTTTAGTTGCAAATTTAAATCTGTAGTCAGTCTTATATCTTTGTTTGCTTTGAGTTGTATTGGTCCAGTTGCAGTTTCTGCTTGTATACCTGCTGCACCACGTGCTTTAATATTAAACGTGTCAGCATCCATATTAATATCTCCGCCAGCATAAAAGTTAAAGTCTTGTTCTGCATGATAACTTATACTACCTGCTGCATATATGTCAATATTTCCTGAACTATCTAGTTGTATCCAACTACTACCATTTTGATTTATAACATAAACAATACCAGCAGTATCATTGAATAGCATTTGTGCGCCACCAGCACTACGTAACCTTAATAAATTGTTGTTTCCAGCTTCTCTTGATTGGTCAGGAACATAGTTTTCGCCTTCTTGATAAGCTACTGTTCCATCATCCATTACTATACTGTGTCCGCCAGGTGTTAAAAACCCTGCTACGTTAGATGGTGATTCACGCCTTGCTCCACTACTTCCTAATCCACGAACTGGATCTAATCCGATACCTTGTTCTGCAATAGCGTTTGCTACTGGATGTCGTCTTCTCACGTTTCCATCTTGTGAAGCACCTGGATCAACGCTTGATCCAACAGTGTCTTCGCCTTCAATTTGTGATGCTGGAAGTCCTGGTACTGCACCGTTTCTTCCAGTTGCAGGTAAAGATCCTAGCAAATATCCAACATTATCATCTCCAGTAAATGCTACTAATACTTCAGTTCCTGGCGCAGGCGGAGGGAAATTTGCACCATATGACACTGTGGTATCTCTGCCGCTTATACTGCCACCAAATGGCGAAACTGATCTTACTTTTTGGAATTGGTGTCTTTGCTCTCTAGTATCACGTTCACCAAAAGTCTGGTGTCCTATTAGCTCAACCCAAAGAGCCCCGCCAAAGTCAGGATCAGCAATATCAACAACTTTAGCCAAAAATACACCATTAGCCATAGTGAATCCAGCACGGTTACCACTTGCGTATATTGCTGGTATACCGGTTGATCCTTGGTTCATACCTGTAAATCTATTTGATTCTTTAGACATTTCGTTTCCTTAATTGTTATACATATCTACTAGCCAAGACGGCGGTGAATGGTGTGCTGTTTCTTGTGAACCTCCCCAATAAGGACCAGCTGCTGGATTTGTTGCTGCAGATGAATACCCTGGTGTTCTTGCGATGTCGTAGTGGAATGATGTTCCACTCATATATAAAGATGATCCGCTGCCATATGCAGGGTTAGCAATACCAACACTAGGTGTAAGTCCTGCACTTCTTGTTGCATCTAAATATGCTTGTGTATAGTTCTGAATAATTGCAAGGTCTGCTGGATTTTCCACACTTAGAAGTCTACCATCTGAATATAGTGCAACATCTGCTGCACTGCCATTGTGTCTACCACTTGGGTTGCTACCGCCACCTCTAACCCCACTGGTCACAACTGCAGTTACTCCTGTTTCTGTTGCAGCTTGATCAAGTGCATTCATAAGTTCAGGTCTTAAACCATTAATGTCGCCACTAACTGATCCACTATCATTGCCTCTTGCATTTGGATCAATTTCTGTTGAGTTATCTTCTGGTATTTCTTCACCAGTTGTATCATCAATACCATCACCATCATTGTCAGTGTATTGTTGTTGTAAATTCCTTCTACCAGGATTGGATATTTTACCACTTAGTAATTGTTCTATCATCATAGGAACATTGGTTGACACATCTCTAAAGCTAGTTAGTGTTTGTTTAAATTCACCCATGCTGTATGTTGATGTTACTGTTAATACACGGAATAAGGCAGTAATAGTAAAGTTTGTAAAACTTTGATCTATAAACCCATCTTCACCTTCATATGTTGGGAAACGAACATGTAAAAAGTATCCAATCCCACCTCGGCTATAGTTAGCTTGATTTGTATTTGATACACTAACTCCTTTGGGCCTTCCTAGCCAGTATGGATCACCACGTATGTCAATACGTTGGTTTACCATACTTTCCACAGCATTTAAATTTAGTTCAAGTGCGCCCAACATTGCAGTACCAACATTATCAGATAAATCAGCACCACTTGCTGCTAAACTATCTCTAACACTTCTGTAGTCAAAATTCATTGATCTTGCTATGCTATCTTGATATTGTGATCCTGCAAAAACATCACTTTGGGTAATGTACTGTTGTGCAGTTGGAGTTAAACTATTTCCTTGTGCATTGCGTGATTGTTCTGCTAATTCCTGTGTTGTATCAAATGCTGTTTCAGAATTATTAATTAGTTGTGTTGTAAGGCTTTGGCGCCTACTTAAAATAATATTTCTTTCTGACTCTAGACGTGTGATAATATCTAAGTCACCCATGTCACGTCTAGACAGCGCAGCTTCTCTTTCATTATCAATTTCACCAAGTCGACGATTTAGACTTCTGATTTGATCTTGCACTGCTCGAAATTCATTTCTTGCTCTAACTGCGTTAGCTTCTGTAGTAGTTAACCCGTCAAAATATCCGCCTGCTCCTTCAATTGCACCACCGTTAATTGGTTGTAATGAAAAGAACGTATTATTAAAAGTTAAATCCAAGTTTAAAACTTCAGTGTTTAATCCAGTGTATGTATAATCAAAACGCTTTTTTAAGAACCCATTTCTTAAAATATTATCAAGTCTAGTAGTTTGTAATGTTCTGCTAGTGTTTAGTTCTGAGAAACTAATCGGATCATGTAATCCTTCAAACGCAATATATGGTTGTATATTATATGTTATTTGTTTTTGATATTGTCTTGACAGTGGATCAAATTCTTTGTATTCTACTTCAGTAGTAAATGAAAACCAATTTATCATTTCTGCAAGTCGAGTCGCATTGGCCGTTCCAGCATCTGGATTATCTTTTGCAAACTGACCATTTGCTACTGGTATTTGTTTAAAGTTTCTAGTTTGTAGTACTGCGGCTGCTATACCAGCAGTAATAGAAGTACCAGCTTTAAAATTAAATGTTATTGTACCGCCACTGGCAGTCATACTAATATTTCTAGATTCTTGTATTTCACTTCCAATAATAGCATCAAAATCCCAACTTTCCCAAGTACTAGCTTCTCCCTCTGTACCAAAAACGTACAGTGTAGGGTACAACTTGCTCAGTGTTAATGCAGTTTGTTTAACAGCTTCATTATTGACTTTTTGTTCAAAGTCTGTTAAAAAAGCACCAAAATTAGATGCTGTTACAGTAATGTCAGATCTTAAATGATACTCAAGACGGTTAAATGCTTCTTGATGTGTTTCTGCAAAAGAAACTTGGTAAGTAGTAGCACTGTCACTGTGTCTAGTTTTAAAATCAGTAATGGTTGTCATATAATAGTATGGTCCTACAATTTCATTTACTGGAGTACCACTTTCGTCCCATCCACGGAAATTCAATTCTAACAAATATGCTGCCTCAATATGATTCTCAATACCCAAATCTTGTGCTGCTAAAATTATTCTATTGAATAATGTAAATCCTTTTGCTTCTACTAATGTGATATCAAATGTGTTTGCAACACTGCTTCTATTTTGATGAACAAAATTAAGGGTGTTTGATTGTATGACATGCTCGATACTAATTTCATTTTCAACACCACTTTCAGCAAGTGTAATGTATGTATTTCTGTTTAAGTTTTCTTCAAAATCCTGTGCAGTTTGTGGATTTACCATATGTATAGCCCAACTATACGTATAACTATCAAAACTGTTTAACACATTGTCTTCGTATAAACTTTGTCCACCACCAGTATTAAAATTCCCCTCATTGCCAGTTAATTCACTTGCATCCTCCGGACTGTTAACTAATGGTGTTGTGTCATCTGGTACAAAATCTTCACTGGGAATTATTGCTTCGCCATCCCAATTTAACAAATTACTCTGACGGTCAGCACGCCACTGTGCGATACCAAAAGCCCCTTGACCGCCGCCTGCTGGATTAAATGCAGCGGGATCTAAACCAGTACCACTTTCTGCCATAAGGTTTCCTACAATACCAGAGGCTTGAGCAGGATTAAATCCTCGACTTATCAAATAATTGTATGATGACCTAACGTTAGAACTGATGGATCCTAGCGTTCCATTTTGTGCAGCATTGTACACTTGGTTTGCATAATTGATCCTACCATTGAGATTGCTACCGCCTGATCGTTCAAATCTATTTTCAAATAAAGTTGCTGCACCTTCTGCAGAAAGATTTCCACTGTTCCAACTGTTGTTAGTTATTAAACTACCACCATTTCCTGTTCCCATTTCGTGAACAAGAAAATCTAGTTGGGTTTCCAGTGATGGTGTTGTACTAGGAGGAGTTGGTGTTGACATTAACTAACTCCAGTTGCGGCTTGCTTGCTAGGAACAACAATAACCTTCCCCGCAACAAAATCATTTATAGGGTCAACAAGATCCTCTCTGTTATAGTGAACAAATATCCACCAGTACCTACTGTTGCCATACAAGTCATGTGCTAACAAGTCAGGACGTCTGTTATACCTGTTTCCTATACGTATTTTTTTAGTTTCTTGTGAAAGTGTTTCCAGTGTCAGTTTTGGACTGTATACATCTAAATACTTTCTATTAAGTTTTGTTACTGAATAATTACTTGCATCACGATAGGTTGCCATTAAATAAATCCTCCGCCATATAAGCTACCACTAACAAACTGTGTTTTACTAAACTGTCTTTTTTGTTTTGCAGGATTAACTGTTACTAGTAAATCTAAAGCAATGGTTTGGAGGGCTGGCAATGCTATACCATTGTGTTCAACTAAGTCAGTATCACTTTGATAAGGAATACTCACGTTTCCAACCACAACTGGAACCATACTGAACTGATTTGTACCAAAACTACTAAATCTCAACACTGGTGGCGGAGTGCCAGCAGTTGGTGTAGAACTTACATCGCCTAATCCATAAAACATTTTAGTTACACTACGCAAAAAGTGTATAACACCTTGTGTATATGAGTGCTCTTCAGCAGTAACATTACTAAATTGCGCTGTTAATTGAAGTGTAGGACTAGGAGTATTCGCATATGCATAAGTTGTGTAGTTTGTGTGTGTTAAATTATAAGGAGTGTAGTTTACACTCTGGTTGTAAACAATATCAGGTTGATTAGGAAAAACAACACCACTTGTTCGTTGCAGAACAGCGGCGGGGCCTGCAAAATACAAACCACTTAGTGCTGTTAATCTAGCTCTATTGCTATCAGCTACCGCCATTTAGTTTATCCTTAACAAAATTATATACTTTAGGATTAAATGTACCAAAGAAATCTGTAAATGCTTCTTGTTTGTCATTTTCAGAAACACCATCCATTCGCATTGTATTTCTAAATGTAGTAGCACTACGTCCATCATCTTTAACAGGAACAGTATAAATGTAGCCTGCTTCATCACTACTCACCAACTGTTCACCGTCGTTGTACATTCTAAGATATCCGCCTGTTTTAAGACGTCCTGCATCTTTTTCACTAAACACCAACAGTAATGCAGTGTTGTTTGGGTCTTTACCTGTTGCAGCTAGATCAGGCTGATACGGACTAGTTCTTATAATTTTATCTGCGGGTATGCCAAACATTTCTTTCATAAGTCCAGTTTTTTCTTCATAACTAAATGGATCTTTTTCAGGTGTTGCATCCTTGGCAATTGTAGTAGCGATAAATACGTTATCAGAGCCAAACTTACGAACAAGGTCCATGTAAACTTGAAAATGTCCACTGTGCATAGGCTGGAATCTGCCGCCGTAAAAAACTGCAATATCAGTTGCTTCTGCTTCAATTAGTTGCGAATATCTCATGGTAGGTCTCCTATATAACTATTTATTGTTTTATAAAGTACTAGTTTAACCAATTGACATTTTTTCTGAATGTGCTATACTATAAAGGATTTAAAGGATTTTTTAATGAGGAAACAAAACTATCTTAATAATAAAGACATGTTAAAAGAAATACACAAGAGCAAAATGACATATTGTTATTTGCTAGACAACGAATATGAACGTTTTGACATCATTGTAGACGACTATCAGGACATTTTTGATCCTAACGTTGTACAACAAGCTAGGGAAAACCGTGCACACCAATTAAGTAGTGAAGGTTATGAACGTGCATACAAAAAATGGCAAGAAGAAGGTCGGCGTGCTAAGGATAAACCAAAGCAAGCAGACACTCGTGTTAATCCAGAAGATGTAGACATTAATAGTTTAATTTATAGAGTAATGACATATGAACATGTTCCTGATGAACCCAAGAGAAAAACTAACCCCAAAAGCGAAGCTGACTTACATACAAAAACAAATTTCCCACCATTTAAGCACTATGCCACATCTAATGGAGAATTACGTGAAGTGGTTCGCAGTCATTGGGAAGGCGGTTTAGACAATGGTAAATTTAACACACAACATGGAACCACAACAAATGAACTTGCCAAGATGTACATAAAACTATGTGAGCGTTATAGTATGCGTAGCAACTGGCGTGGGTATACATATGTAGACGAAATGCGAAGTCATGCATTGTTACAACTAAGTCAAATTGGCTTAAAGTTTAACGAAGCAAAAAGCCAAAATCCATTTGCATACTATACTGCCGTTGTAACTAATAGTTTTACTAGAATACTAAACTTGGAAAAAAGGAATCAAAACATACGTGATGATTTACTACAAGAAAACGGATTCAATCCTAGCTTTAGCCGACAACTTGATCACGAAGCAGCTGAAAAAGCGAAGTGGGATGATCAAATGGAAAAAGAACGTAAAGAAGCAACGGGCACTAATTTCTAGTTGACTTATCAACAACTTAGTTATATTCTGGACTTATGACATTTTTTAATCGAGCGGCTTGTTTTACCGATATACACTTCGGGAACAAGAATAATAGTAGACAACACAACGATGATTGTGCTGAGTTTGTTGACTGGTTCATATCAAACAGCAAAGACTGTGAAACATGTATTTTTCTAGGCGACTGGCATCATCATAGAGCAGGTGTGAATGTAAGCACCCTTAATTACAGTGTAAACAATGTTCGCAAATTAAGTGAAAACTTTGAGCGTGTGTATATGATTATGGGCAACCATGATTTATACTATCGAGAAAAGCGTGACTTGAATAGTTTGCCTTATGCTGGATTATTTAATAATGTAGATCTTATCGAAGATATATTAGTACAAGATGATGTAGCACTTATTCCTTGGCTAGTTGGCGACGAGTGGAAGAAGATTTATAAAATTAAAGCCAAGTATATGTTTGGGCACTTTGAACTCCCACACTTTAAAATGAATGCTATGGTAGAAATGCCAGATCATGGCGGCTTAAATACAGAGCATCTATCAGGTCCTGAATATGTTTTCAGTGGACACTTCCACAAACGTCAGCACAAAGGCAATATTCATTACCTTGGTTCTCCATTTCCACACAATTATGCAGATGCATGGGACGACGACCGTGGCATGATGAAGTTAGAATGGGGCGGTAAGCCTGAGTATATGGATTTTGATGGTCCTAGATATAGGACTACACCACTTAGCCGTTTAATAGATGATGCTGATAATGTACTAAACAACAAAACATACTGTCGTGCTGTACTTGATGTTAACATTACCTATGAAGAAGCAAACTTTATTAAAGAGACATTTGCTAACCAATATAAGTTACGTGACATCACACTTATGCCAAGTAAAAAAGAAGAACATGCGCAAGATTGGCGCCAAGTAGACGATTTAGAAGTTGAAAATGTGGACCAAATCGTGTATAATAGTCTTAACGCTGTCGACAGCGAAATGATAGACAAAAAAATGCTAGTGGATATCTATAACACCCTATGATCATTATTAAAGACATCACAATTAAAAACTTTATGAGTGTTGGCAACGTTACACAGGCCGTTCGGTTTAGTGATAACGGCCTTACCCTCGTACTAGGCAATAATATGGACCTAGGAGGTGACGGAAGTCGTAACGGTACCGGAAAAACAACAATTATCAATGCATTATCATACGCAATGTATGGAAATGCACTAACTAATATACGTAAAGACAACCTTATCAACAAAACAAATGGTAAAGGAATGTTGGTTACACTTGATTTTGAAAAGGATGGTGTACGATATCGTATTGAACGAGGACGTAGACCAAATATATTTAAATTTTATGTTGACAATATTAACACTGATGATGGCAATGAAGCGCAGGGCGAAAACCGCCAAACTCAAGAAGCAGTAGAAAAACTGTTTGGAATGTCGCATGACATGTTCAAACACATTGTCGCATTAAATACATATACAGAGCCATTTCTTAGTATGCGAGCTAACGATCAGCGAGCTATTATTGAACAACTGCTAGGCATTACTATGCTTAGTGAAAAAGCAGAAGCTCTGAAAGAACAGCAAAGGCTGACTAAAGATGCAATTAAAGAAGAAGAGTATCGTATTAAAGCAGTTGAAGATTCAAATGCCACAATTGAGAAAAGTATCAGTGATCTTGAACGTAGACAGGCGATGTGGCAAAGCAAAAAACAAGAGTCACTGCAAGAATTAGAAAATGCAATAAACGTATTAGAAAAAATTGATATTGAACAAGAACTGGCAAATCATAAACTGTTAGCAGATTACCTCGATAAGAAGTCACAAATAAGCACATTAGAGGCAGAAATTACAAAGCTAGATAATGCTATTAACAGAGAAAAGAAACGTCTAGAAAAAGCGCAGAAGGATTTGTTAGCAACCGAGCAACATGAATGTTATGCTTGTGGGCAGAAAATTCATGACAATAAGCATGAAGAAATACTCAAAGCAAAGCGGTTAGCAGTAGAAGAATCACAAGACCTAATTAATAACGATTTTACATTTAAAACTGAATATCAAAGTGCACTTGAACAGTTGGGTGAACTTGGAACAATGCCTGTAACACTATATAATACAGAACAGGAAGCATACCAACATCAGAGTCAAGTTGACAATTTACGCACAGAATATAATAACAAAGAAAATGAAAGTGACACTTATCAAGAACAAATTGACAGTTTAAAGGAAACTGCACTCCAAGAAGTTAGTTGGGAAACTATGAACGATCTAGTTAAGTTAAGAGAACATCAGGATTTCTTGTACAAACTATTAACAAACAAAGACTCGTTTATCCGTAAACGCATTATTGAACAAAACTTGCAATACTTAAACAGCAGACTTGCTTACTATCTAACTAAACTAGGATTGCCACATGAAGTACAGTTTTTAAGTGACTTGAGTGTAGAAATTACAGAACTCGGTCGTGAACTAGATTTTGATAACTTGTCACGTGGTGAACGAAATCGACTTATTCTTGGTCTTAGCTGGAGTTTCAGAGACGTATTTGAAACTATGAATACACCACTTAACTTCTTAGCTATTGATGAACTTGTGGATAGCGGTATGGACACTAATGGTGTAGATGCTGCACTTAGCGTTCTTAAAAAGATTGAACGTGAACGTGGTAAAAACATTTTTCTTATCTCACACAGAGATGAATTGCAAGGCCGTGTTAATACTATCTTGCAAGTTACAAAAGAAAATGGGTTTACCACGTTTAGTACTGACACGGAGTTTGTAGATGATGCCGCCTAATATTGAAACAGGAAATTTTACTTGGCTACAAGAAAAAGTAAAAGGGCCAATGATACATGAAAGCCCTGATGGCGGTAAAACTATTCGAAGTCGAGTAGCAGCAGATCATCCTATATTCATTCTTACACGTGGATTGTTACCGATTGACATATGGTACAAAGTTTATGGAGGTGGTTATGAAACCTGAAGATTACATGGGTACATCAATTTCAACAATTAATATTGATACAGATAGTACTTGGCATAGTACTGATGATCTCACAGTTACTATATCTGATTATGTAGACACAACACTAGATACACTAGATTTGTCGTCTATAACATCAACCATGAGTGGAATTACTTTAACTACTAGTAAAAAAAGAACAGATGTGAGAGATAACGGAAATATTCCGATTGACATCTGGGCTAAGTTGTATAACAATGGAGTTATAGAAGACGACGATGAAGAACTACCTTTTTGATTTAGACGGCACATTAACAGATGCTCGTCAATATATCGACACAGATTTTAAGCAATTTATGCATGATTTTGCCGGCAAAAACTCATGCTATATTTGCACTGGTAGTGACTATCCAAAAGTAGAAGAACAATTAGGCAAAGATTTAAGTGATAAATTTGTAGCTATATTTGCATGTAGTGGCAATCATCATTTTGTTAAAGGCACAGAAACATACAAATCAGACTGGCAAATAAACGAACAAGAAGAACAATACTTTATTAACGAACTTGAAAAACTTAATTATCCACATAAAACTGGCAGACATATAGAAAAAAGAATAGGCACAGTAAACGTAAGTATCCCTGGCAGAAACGCAACAGTAGAAGACAGAAAAATCTTTATACCCTGGGACGAAAAACACAATGCGAGAAACACACTAGCAGCAAAAATTAACCAAAAGTTTTCAAGGTTAGATGCTGTTATTGGTGGAGAAACTGGTATTGATATTTTTGAAAAGGGCAAGGATAAGTCACAAGTATTAAATGGCATAGATAAAGAGCAAGACATTTACTTTTTTGGCGACAAATGCAATCCTGGTGGCAATGATTTTGCACTAGCGGTTGCAGTTAATAACTTAAACAATGGCACAGTATATCAAGTAAAAAATTGGCAACACACTTATGAAATTTTAAAAAGTAACTTTTAATACCATAATCAGTAGATTTATGAGGACATGTGATATATAGTAACGTATGCATTGGTCATACCAAGGAAAACTTGTAAAAGAAATTCCTGAAGGAATTGTTGGATTTGTATACCTCATTACAAATCTGACTAATGGCAAAAAATATATTGGCAAAAAATTAGCACAATTTAAAAAAACTAGACCACCATTAAAAGGCAAAAAGCGTAAAAGGCGAAGTACTGTAGAAAGCGATTGGCGTACATATTGGGGCTCATCAGATAAACTACAAGCAGATGTAAATGAACTTGGCGAAGAAAACTTTACAAGAGAAATCTTATATTTTTGCACAACCCGAGGTCAATTGTCATACCTAGAGGCACAAGAACAGTTTAACAGAAAAGTTCTGTTAACTGATGAATATTACAATGGCATAATAAACGTCCGAGTGGGCGGATCTAAGGCACTTACTGAATCTCTCCAAAATAATTTAGACATACCCCCTCTATAAAAGCATTGAGGAGGCGACACACTGTGTTTAGCCAACGGAT